AATATTTTGATAGGGGCGGCCTAATATTAAAATAGGAATATGGCCACGTTGGTTCGAATCCAACTACCTCTTCGATAGAGTGACAATTATATAATTATGAAGAACTGTTTGAAATGTAAATATAAGGGAGCCTTAACTCCGATTATGCAGGGAAACACCCGGCTAGAGACAATATACAGATGTCCGAAGTGCCAAGCCTGACACGAAGAGTTTACTTTTGGCGACTATACACAAATAAAATTGTTAGATGACGCACACTAATTTAGTTAATCTACTGTTCCAGATAGCAGATGACCTGCACTGGCACCACCTTAATACTAAGGTATATCCAGAACACAAAGCTCTAGAGTTTGGATATGATGCTATAATATCTTATAAAGATAAATTAGCGGAGCAGCTTATCCCGTTTGAAGGGAAGCTGGGATCATTTAAAGTCGCCGTACCTTCTAACACGAAGGTTATGTCGCTGCCCGATGATATTATCAACGCTGCTGCCGAGATCAGAAAATTCGCAGAAGAGAAGAAATATCCAGACATTGTTAATATGTCCGACGAGATCAGAGGAGTCGGAGCTAAACTTAAATACTTACTAAACCTATCGTAATGAATGTAGAGCCAATACCAAATGCAGTACCAGAGAATACCACTACATCAAGACGTCCCTTAGATTCTTGGGAATGGGATAGATTTTTCCAAGCTGCTAAAAGTGTGCTGGAAGAACGCGTAGAATCAAAAGGAGATACTAACGTGATTTATCAAGTACGTACTACCCCAAATATGGTTGACCTAGCCCAACAGGTATGCGAAGAACTATTGAAGCAATCCCTAACAAGCATAAAAAATCTATAACATGGAACCCACATATACACAAGCACAATTAGTTTCCTTCGGAAATTATCTATTAAATACTGTTAGAGTACAAGATGCTATGGAGCACGCTCGCGCAGGCTCTGACGGTGAACTGGATACTGAATTTATCACACAAGTGTACGACGCAGATCTCGCTAACTGGTCGGAGACTAGAGGGTTACCTTATTCGACTGAAGCTGTTCCAATTCTCTTTCATCTAGGAAACGTAGAGCCTAATGACAATCAAGGTTAATATATCATTTCAACTATGGCCTTACGAACAGAGCTACACTGTAGAGATCCCTGAAGATAGATTTAAGGATATGGACAAATTCGTCGATTCTATTACGTCTAATCTAAAGATGTCTCTAATGTCTCACGTAAGACTGCATCATCCAAATATGTGGTACAAAGACACCCCGTTACAGCCAATGGCTTTAGACAGATTGACAGTGCCAAATACTGGGACACCAATTGTACTTAAGGACATCACCACGGGAAATACCGCAACTATTCCTTCAAACGCCACAATAACATATACTTCAAATGATTAAAGACATACATCTAGAAAAAGAAACACGAGAAAAAATGCTCGAAGGAGTGTTAATCCTAGAGCAAGCTGTAGGGTCTACACTAGGACCCATGGGCTCTAATGTTGTAATAGAAACTCCTTATGGCGCTACTACCGTTACAAAGGACGGTGTTACGGTCGCTAAGCAGGTATTCCTAGATGATCCCGTACAGAATTTGGGGGTACAGATCTTACAGCAAGCTGCATCAAGAACTGCTACACTTGCTGGCGATGGTACTACTACGGCCACTGTACTGGCGGCTTCATTAGTGAAGGCGGCTAACAAGCTCATTACCGCTGGAGTTAAGCCTATAGACATTAAACGTAGGTTTGAAGCTCTGCTGTTGGATGCTCTTAACAAGATCAGAGCCCAGGCTAAAGCAGTAGATCCAAATAAGATAGGAGAGATAGCTACCATTTCTGCGAACAATGACGAGCAAATAGGTGATTTGATCCAAAAAGCTTACGACCATGTAGGTACGAATGGTTTGATTACTCTAGAGGAATCCAAGACCGGTCATACTGCCCTTATTATAGAGCAGGGTGTGGCGATCGATAAAGGATTCGCTTCTCCTTATTTTGTTACGGATCACGCCAAAGGTGAGGCTGTGCTGCATAACCCACTGATCTTTATCACTGACGCTAAGATTAGGTACACACAAGACATCGTACCCATTATGGAGAAGGCTGCGGCCGAATCTAGATCACTGCTAATTATAGCGGATGAAATAGACTCTCAAGCTCTTCAGCTTCTGGTTATGAATAAGATGCGCGGTACTATTGAGGTATGCGCTGTTAATGCTCCATCCTTCGGGGATAATAGAGCTGAATTACTGCGAGATATAGCGGCACTTACGTCTGCTCAGGTGATAACGCAGAAGGCCGGTGCCCGTATAGAGGATACTCCTAGATCTGCTTTTGGCACCGCACAAAAAGTGGTTATCTCGAAGAACAAAACTGTGCTGGTGTCACCCGAACGTAACGAAGCACTTATTAAAGATCGTGCAAAAGAGATTGAAGGTTTTATCGAAACAGAACAAGATGCGTACCTTAGAACAAGATTACAGAAGCGACTCGCAGATCTCACGGCAAAAGTGGCTGTCATCTCTGTCGGCGGAGCAACTGAGACTGAACTCAAGGAGCGGAAAGATAGGGTGGATGATGCACTACGAGCTACTGCTTGCGCTGTGCAAAAGGGATACCTTATCGGCGGAGGTGTCGCCCTCGCTAGAATTTCCGCCCAAATAGAAATAAAAGATCAGCTTATAGATCCTATTTTCGTGCAAGCTCTCACAGCGCCGCTTAAGAGGATCGTAACAAATGCGGGTGAATCAGCGGAAGTTATCTTGGATCGTACGCTAAATGCTACAGATCTGGATACTGGGTATAACGCCAGAACTCTCAAATACTCAAACCTATTGGAAGATGGGGTAATTGATCCGGCGCTCGTAGTAGAACAAGCATTAGTAAACGCGGTTTCCGCTGCTAATATGATTATTCTATCATCTACGGCAATAACAAATAAGGACCGTAAACCTCCCTTTAGTCCGGGGAACATGGAAGATTATGCTGCATAATGTGCAGGATTTCCTGCTAGGAGAAGTGGAAGTGTTTCACCCACTTTCTCAAGATTACCGTTCTTATTGAGCGGAACAAAAGAAACGATGTGTTGAAGGTTTTTGGGTGGGTGGCAAATGGATGCCACCTGCCCTTTACTATTATGTGAACTTTCATACTATCAAACGAAACAAATCACTATTCAACCACGTAAAGTCCTACGCACGTCCTTTGCTGCGGGATATTGAGTGGGAGTTCTTCTATAACTACACAGAAGCACGAGGATTCTCCGGCTTTGCTGGTGACGAATGGTTCTCGTGTAATAGGGTGTTATTGAAAGATGTGCCCACCGATTACCTAAAACAAGTATTCCCTGATACCATAGATCCTGATGGTAATAAGAAGACTTACGTGCCGGCTAGAAAGTATTTGAGACAGGAGCATAAGAAGCCTTCTCCACCTCTGTATAGGAATGACATGAAGAATTTCATGATGCTCGGTTCTCGTGGTTTCGGTAAGTCCTTCTCGGTTTCTGGGCTAATAGCACATACATTCCTCTTCGATGGGGCGGTTGAATACAATGAAGAGACTATAAAGAATCCGGCACCAGCAGAGATATTAGTAGGTGCCGCTAAGTCGGACAGGTCATCCGATATTCTTAAGAAGGTAAAGGACGCCTTCGACTTCTTACCCGGAAAACAACAAGTTAACAATCGTACTTATCCATCCCCCTTCACTAAACGGTATTCCGGGTCTTGGGCAGTGAATTCCCAAATCATTGCCGAGTACAAGAAGAAGACTGAAGGGCAGTGAGATACGGCGGGCTCTAGATCTAACATAAAACACAGGTCCTTTAACTCCGATGCGTTCGCGGCTCAAGGTACCCGTCCCACACTACTCGTCTTAGAGGAGATCGGTATGTTCCCAAATCTAAAGGAAGTTCACGCTAACACTGTCGACAACTTGACCGACGGTTATCGTAAGACAGGAATGCTAATGATGTTGGGTACTGGTGGTGATATGGAACAAGGTACTCTGGATGCTTCAGAGATGTTCTACGAACCAGACAAGTACGACATACTAGCTTTCGAGAACTTATGGGAAATATCCGGTCAGATTGCGTATTTTGTACCCGCGTATCTAGCACTTGATGCCTTTAAAGATGAGAATGGCAATACCAATATTGCGGAGGCGAAGAAAGAAATAGATCAGGTTCGTAGGAAAAAAAGAGGTAACTCCGGGTCTTCGGATGCTCTCAACAAAGAGATGCAATACCGGCCTATAGTACCATCGGAAATGTTCTTAACCAAAACCGCGAACATATTTCCCGCCGCGGAAATACGTAGGAGGTTATCAGAAGTACAGTCCATGAATCTGTACGCTCAAATAGAAAAGAAGGTCAATCTTTATTTTGACCCTAAGTCGAAGTTTAATGGTGTGGGATACTCTGTAAATGACTCCCTGAATGCTATATCCACCTTTCCCTACACAGGTGATGATAGAGAGGGATCTATAGTGATATACGAATTTCCTAAATTTATAGAGGACAAGGTACCATCCGACGCCTATATAATAGGGTGTGACCCATTTAGAGATGATTCCGCTACAGGAGAATCGCTAGCGTCTATCTACGTTATGAAGACCTCAAAGTATATATCTACTGTAGGCTACGACGAAATTGTTGCTTCTTATGTAGGTAGACCTTATTTCGGTAAAAATGAGGTAAACGAGATACTATATAAACTCTCACTTTTCTATGGTGGGGCAAAGATATATTTCGAGAATGCCGTAGGTAACGTAAAGGACTACTTCGAAAAAATTAGAAGACTTGACTTGTTAGCTAGACAACCCGTGACAGTCTTTAATAAGAAGGCTTCGTACGAGTCTTCCCCACAAGTAATATATGGTTACCCGATGTCCAATCAGAAGATTAAATGGGAAGCCATACAATATCTGCGTTCCTGGTTACTACAAGAACGAGAAGAAAACAAAAGAAATTTAGACCTCATAACTGACCCAGGGTTATTGCAAGAACTCCTGTCGTTCAATATGGATGGTAACTTTGACCGAGTGATGAGCTTGGTCGGCTGTGTTATTGGACTAGAAGAAATGTCCAATATCTCTAAAAGAAGAGAAGAATTTTACTCTGAAGAAAGCGCACTTCAGAAGGATATCTATAGATTAATAGTGAATAATAAACGTTTATTTAATGCTAAATTTTCCCAAACAACGACTACCTTATTCTAAGAAGTCGGCTACAGATTTTGCGTGGGCTAAAAGAGTAATGGAAACATTACTACAATTCTCTCCCCAGCAAAGAAACATAGCTAACGACTATACTTCAGAATACGGTAGAAAACTTTCTAACTATAGGCTTTACAACAACCAGTTAGACCAGAAGGATTTCGAGAGGGAGTGTAACCCTCTAGGCTTGGAAGTAGGCCAGTTTCAAGATGCTATTCAACCCTACAACAAGACATACAACAAAATACAAGTGCTACTAGGGGACGAATTAAAACGCCCCTTCAATTTTAGAGCCGTGTTAGTCAACGCGGACGGAATACGTTCCAAGCTAGAGAAGAGGGACTCCATGATCCGTAATTTTGTGTACGCGAAAATGCAGGAAACTCTAAAGTCTATTAATACTCTTTACACTCCAGATCTACTAGAACAGATAGGTGAAGAGATTCTTACTCCAGAAGAGATACAAAAATACGTTAAGTATAATTACAGAGAACGTAGAGAAATACTATCGGAGAATATACTGAACTATCTTATCAAGAGATTACATATAAAGGATAAGAAGAACGACGCCTTTAAGCACGGATTGATCTCTGGTGAAGAAGTAGTGTATATCGGCACTAATAATGGCGAACCCCATATCGAGGTGATAAACCCGCTAGGAGTTTTCTACCACAAATCTCCGGAGACTAAATGGATACAAGACTCACTATATGCTGGGTATCGTACCTATATGACGGCCGGAGAAGTAATAGACCGCTACGGTAAATATCTAACAAAAGAACAGGTAGAAAAGCTAGAGAATCTAACGAATGTAGGCGGCCCAATACCAGATCATACTATGGGTTCTACTATGTCTTATGGTATTCCAGAGGGTGATCCTCGTATGGCTAAGATGTTTAACTACAATGACGGCTCTTACGGGTCTTCTAACCACTCCGACATATTAGTACAGCACGTAGAGTGGAGATCACAAAAGAAAATAGGATTCCTTAAATTCGTAAATGAGTATGGAGACGAAGAAAGTCTGATGGTTTCAGAAGATTTCGAAGTTCCAGATAACGCCACCAAGAGAGAAGTACTAAAAGAATTTGGGCAGAGATGCACCTATTACGATTGGGAAATGGATGGTATTCAGTACGAATTGGAGTGGGATTGGATCGCAGAGATATGGACTGGTACCAAAATAGGATCGGAAATGTACTGTATGATTGGTCCTAAAGACCAGCAGTTCAGGGAAACAGACAATCCTAATAATGTTTGCTTAGGATATCACGGGTTGATATACAACGCTATGAACGCTACTCCGGTATCGTTAATGGATCGTATGAAACCTTTCCAATACCTGTACTTCATCGTAATGCACAAGCTCAAAAAAGCTATCGCGCAAGACCAGGGTAAGGTATTCCACTTCGACGTTTCTATGGTGGATCCAAAGATCGGGCTAGAAAAAACTATGTACTATCTAAAGGATATGAACATAGACTTCTTCAATCCACTGGCTAATGGCGATCAACCCGGACAAAACCAACGAGGCAAGGTATCGCACTCTACGGATATGTCTAACATGCAGAATATTAATAATTATATTAATGTTTTAACAGCAATCGACCAACAAATTTCAGATGTTGCGGGTGTTAATAGACAACGTGAAGGTCAGACCGGTCCAACCGAAGCTGTATCTAACGCGCAAGCTAACATACAGATGTCAGCTCTCATCACGGAGATATACTTTCAAGCCCATACTAAGTTGTGGGAAAAATGTTTGACGTCGCTAGTAGCCGCCGCAAAACAAGCCTGGAGAGACAAGAGCGTACTCAAGCAGTACGTGTTAGACGATCTTTCCTTAGCTACACTAGAGATGACAGAGGGAGACCTGACTGACGCTGAAATTGGTGTGTTCGTAACAGATTCTGGCAAGGAGCATGAGATGTTCCAAGCGCTAAAAGGTATAGCAGACGGACTGTTAAACACCAACAGAGCGACATTCTCCGACCTTATCAAGCTGTATGAAGCTAACTCTGCTTCTGAACTGAAAGCTGGTATTATGGCGTCAGAGGAAAAAGCGATACAACAAGAGCAGCAAAAACAACAAGCCGAGATACAGGCGGCACAACAGGCTCAACAAGCAGCTCAAGAGTTTGAACTAGAAAAACAGGCTCGCGAGCACGAACACGAGGTGTTAATCGCGCAGATAGAGTCCTACAAATTCCAGCAAGATCAAGACTCAGATAATAATGGTATACCAGATCCATTAGAGATAATGAAGCTTAGACAAGACGCAGATTTCAAAGATCGTAAGCTGAAATTAGAAGAAAAGAAATTAGAGTTCGATAAGCAAAAAAGCGAAAAAGAGCTCGCAATTAAGAGGAAAAAACCTTCCGCAAAATAGAAAGGCTATTACTATCTAAAAAATATTTGCAGAAAAACTTGCATATTTTATAAAAAAATATTAATTTTATGTTAAATCCAAGCGATGACTTCCTAGATCAAATCTTTGCCTCACAAGGACAAGGTGTAGAACAACCACTTACCGACTTCATTCCGGACCCAGAGGACGATGATAGCGTTCCACCAGCGCTCGATGACGATGCTGATGATGCGCCACCAACTCCGCAGGACGATGTAGATGAGGATTCAGATCCCGTTATAGAAAACTACGTTAAGTTTCTACAGGAAAACGATCTGATCGATATACCAGAAGAGTATGATTTTAAAGGAAAGCCAGATCAGCTAAAAGAAGTATTCGAGCACACCAAGAAAGCTAGAAAAGAAAAAGTTGTAGCCGAAGTGTTCGAACAATTACCGGAAGATTTTAAGCCTCTCTTTGACTACGCGTTGAAGGGGGGATCCTCTATTGAGGAATATATGCGCACGTTTTCTAATGATCTAGCAGATCTCTCGCTAGATACAGAAGAAGGTCAGAAAAAGATTTTATTTCAGTATTACAAGGAAACTTCTCCGTACTCGGACGAGAAGATCCAGAGACTTATCTCTCATTTCAACGATGAAGACGAACTCAGGATTGAAGCGGAAGATGCTTTCAACGATCTTACTAAGATTAGAAACGAGCGCAAAGCCGAGCTACTAGCTCGCACCGAACGGCAACAGGAAGAATATAGACAAGAGTTAGAACGCAAAACAGTCGAACTCAACAGAGCTATAGAAGAGACTTCTGCCATTCATCCACAAAGAAAAAATAAAGTAAAGGCTTTCTTTTTTGAGCCTTTAAAAGTAGATGAATCCGTTACAACTGGATTCAACGCCACAATAAATTCAATTTTATCTAACCCAGAACACCAGGCGCAATTAGCGGATATACTGCTAGACTACAGCGCCGATAAAGGGTTCTCAACAGATCGCCCGGAGCGACGCGTAAAATCGAAAGCCACGCAAGATTTCAAATCATACATCAAAACTAAGCTAGATCCTAAGCAAGCGCAAAGATCTTCGACGTCAAGAGCTCCTGAAACCACATCCTTTAATTGGGATGAATATACTCAATCCTTATAAACTTTATGCCTAATCCTCAATCTTCTTTAATTATTAAACGTTACGACGCTTTTGGCGGTAACTTTGTTGATTCCGACTACTTGGCGGCAGCTTACGAAACTGGTAAGCCTACCTACCTGGAAGGAATGATGATGCAAACATACTCTTCCCAGTCGCGTTTTATGAATCTCAAACCTCTTCTTAACCTCGTAGGCGTTAGCTCTAACGGTGGTAAAGAGATCGAATCTGAGATCGTACGTTGGTATCTCCGCGGTGCGGAAGATCGTGATGCTCGTGTAATTGAGCTAGTTGAAACTTCTAACACTACCCCAGGTATCAATGGTACCACTTTCCGGATCAAACTTGATCTAGACTATTTCCATTTTCCAGATATCCTTACTCCAGAGGATAACGAGTTCCCTCTACAAATCGTAGAAGGTCCTGTACCAGACGGTACTGGGTTTGTATACACCGTTAAACTGGTTACCGATAATCCGCAGTTGTATGTTGATCCAGCTCTCTTGGCTGCTGGTCGTGCTTTCACCAAAGTATCTACCGCAGTACCTGCTGAATACAACCAATGGTTTGAATGCCAGACCCTCATGCTAGTAATGGTATAAGCAAACTTTCTTAATTGCTGGAAAGCCCTAACGTAAAGACGAGGGTAATCAGCAGCCGAAAATACTTCACATATGACTAATACACAATATAATATAGGTGATCGTCTGGGGAACTTAACAGTAGTTGCCTCAGAACGGATAGAGTACAAACACAGCAAACAAAGAAAATATACTTTAAAATGTGATTGTGGCACTATACTTTCTGGATCTGCTAGTTTTATAAAAATAAAGAAAGATAAACACGCTCTAAAATGCAAGAGATGTTTGTTGGATGATGTGTATCAGACAAGAGATTCTTACTTAAATTACAATCTAGTTTACTTAGAGTATAAACATAAAGCTGGAAATAGACAGATTAAATTCGAACTAACTCCAGAAGAAGCTTATATTTATTTTACATCGGATTGTTATTTTTGTGGGACTGCTCCTTCTAATAAATACAAAAACAGAAGATATAGAGCAGGAACTTCCATAACATATTCAGGAATAGATAGAGTTGATAACAATTTAGGATACCGAGCAGACAATTGTGTCGCTTGCTGTAAACGTTGTAATCAAGCTAAAAATGATATGAAATTGGAAGAATTTTTTGATATGTGCAGTAGAGTGGTTCATCGACTATCCCTTCGGGGAGTAGGGGCAAGTGCCTCGAAACAGAAAGCATCCTAACCACGGATGATGATATAGTCAGCTCTCATAGGAAACTATGAGCTGGGGTAATTCCCGCGTATTAATTAACGACTAATGCGGAACACGTTGAGGTGGCACTCAACAGTATCCAAATGTGTTCTTGCTTGAAGCTCAACTTGGCTCTTTCGGCCAGTCGCTGCACGTAACGGACAAAGCTTGGCGCGAATCCGGCAAACTTGGTATCAAATTTGCTCATACAAACGCTAACGGTCAAACTGCTGAAGTAAGCAAGTTCATCCCTTACGCAGAGAATCTGATGGTAGATGAATTCTACAAAACCATCGAATGGGCTGCTGTATACGGTAAAAAATCTACCATGGCTGGTCCAGATAAATACTGGATCAAAACTGGACACGGCTTGCGCGAACAACTTCGCGACGGTTGGACTCAACAATTCTCTGGCGCACTGTCTGTTACTATGCTGCAAGATTACCTCATGTCGATCTTCTTTGGTCGTGCAGACGAGACTAATCGTGACGTAAAAGTAATGACTGGTACTCTAGGCTCTATTCTTTTCCACAATGCTTTGGCTGCTGTAGCAAACGGCTTCCTTACTGTGGATACTCACTATGTACGCGACATCAAATCGTCTACTTCTACTCCATGGCTTGCTTATGGCGCGGAATTCCGTCGCTATACTGGTCCATCTGGTATCGCAGTAGATCTGATGTTGAACCCAATGTACGACAGCATCAAGTACTGCAAACAGTTCCACCCACAATATCCTGATATGCCTATCGACTCTGCTCGTATGACATTCTTGGACTTTGGTGGAATGGGCATCGAGCGCAACATCGAACTCTTGAAAGTTAAAGATTCGTTCTACTATGGCTACAAACCAGGTATGTTGTCTCCTAGCGGCCCTATCAAAAACAACGGTATGTTCGGTGAATTGAAAGCTGGTTACGATGTAGCAATCCAAGGTTCTTTTGGTATCGTTATGCGTGACGTAACTCGTGGCGGCGAACTCATAATGAGTGTAGAGTAATAAATGAATATAGAACAGCAACTAGGAATCAAGTTGTCTGTGTTAGTAGCTGGCTTAATTGGAGGCATTGTATCGCTTACGTACGAAGAAAAGATCTCGTTTAATCGGGCAGTTCTTCTTATACTAGCGGGTGCCTCCACGGCTGCTTACCTACAACCACTGGCAGAGCACTACATTAACATCCCCGAAAATCTGTCATCAGGCCTTGGGTTTGTACTCGGACTTGTATCTATGCGCATTATAGATGTGCTGATGGTAAATGTTCCTAAGTGGCTGAATAAATATTTGAAAGTAGATGCAACAACCGATAGCAGAATTTCTACCCGTGATAAACACGATAGTGACGGGGGCTAGTGTTATAGGAATTGTGCACATTCTACAAGAGAGGTTTACACATCCACAGGTTTTAAAAGAAAAATCTAAACTGCTGTACTACTCCCTCAGGGGAGCTTTAGCGGGCCTGGCTGCTATACAGTTAGGCGCTTTACTGCTTCCTGTTTCAATTCCACTTCTACTTGCAAATGCTTGCACAGCGACTATATCAACAATAATTTCCAAATATTTCAATTAATTCGTTGGGTACATCCTAACGGTCTTCACACCTTAAAGAAGTAAAAATGAGTAAATTAGTATTTATCCAAACTATACCGAGGCCAACCGCCTCTGGTATATCGGACTGGGTTAGCGACACTTCAGGAGTAAAACTTAAGAAAACAAAAGTAGGCAGAGCGAAAGATCGTCTCATGGCTCTATACTCCGATAAAGTGGGCGGCTTAGCCAACTACATATCATATAACTATTACAACGATCCTAAAACAGGGCAACCAGTTCTAAATGATGCTGGAAAACCAATGTTACTGCAAGAATATCTAGAGAAAAAATGGAACAAACCTCCAGGTTTCTTTACTAATCAGGCAGTGTCACGGCACTACAAAGGTGACGGATCAGATTTCACGTACTTTCAGCAACAGGTATGGTCACTAGCAGATGGCTCCACGGTTCTGGATCTAGACAAAATGGACGACGAGCTTGGTTACTACGTAATGCTAGCATCCTCGAAAGTAGCGAATTCGGAGAAGGAATGGCGAGAACATAAGTGGCCAAAAGCTACACACTATATCGCTCTGGAAAATGAGTCAGAAGAATTGACTTACGCTAGAACTCAAATGAAATCTAAAGCGTATGCGGCTTTACACTCTCCAGAACTAAACGAAGCTGTGAAGCGCAAAATAGTTTCGCTACTAGGATTAACGTCTACTCTATCTAAATGGAGTGAACAGCAGGTGCACAATGCCTTGGTGCAGTGGATTGAATCATCCTCTTATACGGCTGGTTCGAATATCGACAGGTTCCAAAACTTTGTTACTATGTTAAAAACTGCTCCAAATCGCGAGAAGTTTGAAGCTATGTACCTGTTAAAGAATGCCGAAGATCTAGGTATAGTGAGATCAAAACAAGATATATGGACTTGGTTAAACCCAAAAGGCAGTCCAGTTACTATGGGTAATAGATATTCCGAAGCCTTAGATTTTATTTTAAATCCTAAGAAAGCGGACGAAGTTTTGGAAATAAAACAAAACATCAAAGAAAGACAAAACCTATAATAAATGCCTAGTATAAAAGAACTTCACTACCAGTTCAAATTAAACATGGATAGGGTGGATTCTTTAAACGGTCCAGACTTCAAGGTTGGGCAGATTGATTGGCTTTTAAATGAAGCCCAGTTGATCTTCGTAAAACAACGTATGTCTATGTACTCGAATCCGAAACAAAAAGGATTCGAGCAATCCCAAAAAAGGATAGACGACCTGGGAGCATTGGTGATAAAATTTCCCTTGCAACCTGCAGTTACCCCGCTAAGTGTGGCCTCCAATATATACGAGGTTCCATTTACTGGGTTATCCTTTAACTACCTCTTTTTAATTAGCGCCTGAGTGGATGCTGAAATAAAACCGGGATGCGTAAAAAGTATCCCACTTAGATTTGTTCAACACGATGATTATCGCAGTTCTTTAAAGGACCCCTTCTTTGAAGCTGGTGAAGAGTTCATTCCTTATAATATAGGTAGAGCTTCAGATTCAGAGAGCGAGGCGATGTACATTTATTGTGACTTCCCAGTAAACAAAGTGTATCTAGAATACGTAAAGTACCCAGCACGAGTTAGCTACGGCAATTACAAGTACATTGATGGTAATACTTATCCAGAGCAAAGTCTTCAAACTTCCCCTCAGACACACGCTGAAATAGTAGATATTGCCTGCACGCTAGCAGGCTTATCCGCGCAGAATCCTGAATATATACAACTGAAAGCAACAAAGCTTTCAATACACGAATAATCTAAATGATTAACAATCAAAAACGCGCTACCGAAACTTTCTTGGTAGCTAAGCAAGGTCAAAGTGCTTTACCAACTTCTGGCACAGTTTCTAACTCTTCTACGGGTAACGTAAACTTGGCAGACGGTCAACTTGGTATCGTAGCACAATCATCTTTTGGATCAGTAGCTCCGCTGACCTTCATGGACGCTACCCCAACTGTTTCCGAAAACTCCAGCATAGCATTCTACCAAGGCACGGCTGCTTCGGCAAACGTTGGTGGTGCTGGTGCTCTGTACCCATTGTTCGTTCGTCCGTTCGTTAAATCTAACAACCTGGATGGCGTTAACTCTAAGGTGTTTGTAACCAAGCAAGCTTACCGTGGCGCAACCCACAACGTTTGGACTCTTGGTAACATCTCTTCCGCACCAACTGGCCAAATCAATATCCTGGACGAAACTGAATACCGTCTATACATAGCTTACAACTCCCGTAACCTGGATGAGTTGGCTGATGGTACACGGCAAGCTCCAGGTCTGCGTGTGTCTGTTACTACACCCAACTTCACTGACTTGGCTGCTACTTATCCTATCCCACGGGACTGGATCACCACTAAACTTGGTATCGAAATTAACCGTAACTCTACAGCGTTTATGCTGTCACAGAAGTATCGCGGTACTGATCCAGTGGTTGCCATTTCTGTCGGTCTAGCTCTGTCTGGTCCTTCCGGCGCTGCTGCTGGTACTGCTATCGCAGGTTTGACTGTTGGTACTGTTCTGCCTATCTTTACTTACCAAGGTATCGATCGTAGCATCACCATCACTCAAGAGATCCTCGACAGCCTCACCGCTGCTTCAGCCGCTTCTGGCTTCACACACATCTTCAAGATGGTTATGTCCGAAGCAGGCACCAACGTTGGTGGTACTTCTACTGGGTTGTTCCTGTTAGGTTTGGATCGTAGCTTGTCTTTTGTGGATCGCATCCCAGAGATGAAAGTACGTCTCCGCCCAGGTTTGAATGCTGGTTTTGACTACACTACAGTAAACTTGGCTGAATCAGTGAAAGCAGACGAAGGTCAAGGTTACTCTCGTCAATTGGATCTGCTCTACAAAGCTACACATGGTCAGCGTCTGTACGCTCAACGCCACGTAATTGATCCAGTAACTGAGTTCCCTTCTCCAATCGTAACTGACGTGCAGTACATTGTCTACAATGTTAATCACGGCCGCAACGAGCAAATTTCCGTAGGAGGCATGTCTTTTTCTCCTTATCGCGAAATCATCTGCATCCCTAGGTACTCCACTGGAACCACTACCAACCCGCTTATTGCTTTGTTTGAAACTGCAGTAAACTCTTGGTTGACTTCAGGTGATAATCCATCTATCGCTACTATATAATTGAAAAGAGGGGGAATGGGCTACAACCCGTTTCCCCTTTATTTTTTTAAACCACTTTCTAGTATATGATTAATCCTCGTAATATACTTTCTACCCCGGCTCTTAGAATGATAGAGCCTCTATACAAGGTTTTCCACGACACATCTCTGTATGGGGACGGGACAAGATCAAACCCCCTAAAAATTCTTTCTCCCCTCCCAACTCAAACGGGGAATAGCGGTAGATTCCTAATAACAAATGGAACAACAGTATCATGGAGTACGGCAATAACCAATCCCTCTGATGGTATTATAACTCTTAGTAATGCTGCTGGAACAGATTTCTCTAGAATACAATTTGGGGGAACTACCAGTGCATTTCCTTCTTTAAAGAGAAGCACTACTGAACTTCAAGCTAGACTAGCGGATGACAGTAACTTTGCTGCCGTACAAACCCTATATCAAAGGTTTGGGTCGGGCTCTCCCGAAGGTGTGGTCACCGCCCCTATTGGAGCTATATATCACAGAACAAACGGAGGTGCCGCAACTTCATTATACGTAAAGGAATCCGGCGCAGGTAACACTGGCTGAGTAGCAAAATAACTACTATGCTGACTTTAGATAAAGTAAAAGGAATTGATATTCCTTTGAACATAAGAAAAAAAAATAACATCAACCCAGCTACTCAAGGTCTTGTCCTGTACAATGATTCAGTTAACTTATACAAAGCAATAGAGCTCATTATCGATGAAATAGGTGTGTCGAACAGTTTGACGCAAGAAGTAGCCCAGGATGCCGTAGGAAGTATTCTTACGAATTCGGGCTCGATAATGTTTACCTATAACGATGCTACTCCATCTATAACAGCCACGGCAATTCCTGGCGGGATAGATCACAACAGCCTCTTAAACTTTGTAGCCAATAAGCACATAGATCATAGTACGGTGTCAATTATAGCCGGCACTGGGTTATCTGGCGGTGGTGACATCACCACCTCAAGGACATTAAATCTAGCGAACACAGCAGTAACCGCGGGTACTTATGGCAGTGCTAGCAGCATACCTGTGTTTACTGTTGATGCTCAAGGACGCATAACAACCGTAGTAAACACTCCGATAGTAATAAGTACGGGTTCAATTACAGGGTTAACAGAAGCAATTGGCGACGCTGTTGCTGCTTTGTTAGTTGCTGGTAGCGGTATAAATCTTAACTACAACGATGGCGCTAACACATTAACTGTAAGTAGTACTACCACAGGTACAGTTACAAGTGTAAACGTAAGCGCTCCAGCATCTGGGTTTACTATAACTGGTGGACCCATTACCTCTAGTGGTACATTTGTGTTCACTCTTAACAACGACTTGTTAGGCGTAGAAAACATCTCCACAACAGGGTTAGCCGCAAGGACGGCAGCCAATACCTGGACCACTAGAACAATAACCGGTACAGCTAGCAATATATCTGTAACCAACGGAGATGGTGTATCAGGAAATCCAACCGTAAATCTCATAACAACTGCCGTGGTGGCAGACACCTATGGTTCTTCCAATACCGTCCCTGTGATAACCGTAGACGCTTACGGGCGAATAACTAACGCGACTGATACGCCAATACTAATTGACATCACAGCGATAAGTAATTTCACGGAGCAGATTCAAGATATACTAGGGTCTACCATAGTAGGCGGCACTGGCATTACTGTTACGTATGATGACATTTCCAATACGGTAACAATCGCTAGTTCTTTAGGTACTCTAACCGCAAGTGACATTACTGATTTCTCCGAAGCTGTAGATGACAGGGTGGCAGCACTTTTAGTAGCCGGTACAAACATCACACTGGCTTACAATGATGTGGCTAATACTCTAACTATTAACAGCACTGCATCGGGAGGTGTGACCGGGTCTGGCGGCCCACTACAAGTGGCTTACTGGAATGGAGCAGGAACAGCTTTAACTAGCACGTCAGACTTTATATTCGATGGTACTAATTTAGGTATAAATACGCCTACTGTAGCCGTCAACTCTATTCTGACTACAAAAGGTATATCCGCTGGCGCACTGTCATGGGGTTATTCTCACTTAGATGTCTCGGATAATATAGTATTTTCCGTAGCTGATAATGGGGAACTTTCTATTGGAGATGCGTCTAATACACCCCTAAACATAGGGGACTATGGGATAAGCAAATCCGGAGGCTACTATCTTAGCACAGGTAGCGGTAATATACAGTTAATACCCGCAGGAATAATACATCTAGCTTCTGCAGTTGGTATAAACACAGCAACAGTTGGTTCAAATGTGCTGCGCGTCGCAGGTTCAGTTAGATTCGATCTAACTAGTGATGCTACCGGAGATATTTATTATCGAAATTCAGCCGGTAATTTTACTCGCTTACCTATCGGATTAAGCGGCGAAGTTCTTACCGTATCCGCAGGCTTACCCGCTTGGGGTGCAGGTGGGGGTGGAGGTGGTGGCTCACTGCCAGCAGGTTCTTTAGGAGATATTCTAGTGAATGATGGTATGAACTACGTATCAGTTTCGCCGATTGTTGAGACTAGAACAGGACTTACCGGGTCTTCTGTCACCCTGGGAGCTACCCCATTAACATACACTTCTTTTACATTATACAGAAACGGTCAACATCAGATAGTAACTGATGACTACACTTTAGCTGGAAACGCACTTTCGCTCACAACGGCTTTAGTTTCGACTGACAAGATTACAGCTATATACTACATCTAACATGTCACAAACTAGATTTAAACCCAATCAAATAAATAATTCTACTAATCCTGGATCTATTATTGCTTCTGATAGCTCTAATATATTCACGGTAGTTTCTTCTTCTCCTGGTACTGACCACTTGTTCTTTTACGATCACTCAGCTTTAGCTGTAGTGCCTCTTACTGTTGGTACTAACCTTTCTATTACAGGTACTACTCTTAATGCCTCTGCTGGTGCAGGTGGCTACGTAACAATACAGGAGGAAGGATCAGATCTAACAGCTCGTACGAAACTTAACTTTGTCGGTGCCGGCTTTACCGCTGCTGACGATGCCGGTAACGTTAGAACTAACGTCACACTCAACACATTCCTCAATACTCTTGCTACTCAAGGTAATGTTAGTTTGTCTGGTACTGACGTGACTAATACTCTTCCAGCTACCAAGGGCGGTACTGGCCAGTCTTCCTACACTGTAGGTGCTTTACTTTCTGCCAATACTACTACTAGCTTAACACCCATTGCTGCGGTAGCATCCGGTTCAGTTCTTAAGTCTGCTGGTACTAACACACTTCCTGTTTGGGGTACACTAGCTTCTACGGATTTAACGAACTCCTCAAACATCGCGCTACTTAACGGTACTCAAACTGTTACAGGTACTTATACCTTCTCCAACAATATCACCATGAACGGTACTCCGTCTGCTAATACAGATGTTGTTACTGTTGGGTATGTTAACAACTTGCTACAAGGATTAGATCCAAAACAATCTGTACGTGTTGCAACTACAACTGCCGGTACACTTGGTACTTCCTTCGCTAACGGACAAACCGTTGATGGCGTCGTACTTGCTACCGGTAACCGTATCTTGATTAAGGACCAAGCTGCTCCTGCTGATAATGGTATATACACTGTTAATGCTTCTGGTGCGCCCACTCGCGCTACTGATATGGATGCTTGGGTCGAAGTTCCAGGATCTTTTGTCTTCGTAGAAGAGGGCACTAGTAATGCCGACACTGGATGGGTATGTACAGCGAATTCTGGCGGTACGTTAGGTTCTACTGCAATTACATGGGTAAAATTTGCTAACGCGGGAACAGGCGTAACTTCTGTTGCAGCTACTGCTCCAGCCGCTGGTTTTACTATCTCTGGCTCCCCTATTACTTCCACTGGTACATTTACCTTTACTCTAGCTGATGACTTGGCTGGACTGGAAGGCATCTCTACTACTGGTAGTGCTGTACGTACAGGCACAAACACCTGGACTACTAGAACTGATACAGGTACTACAAACAGAATTACTGTTACTAATGGTGACGGTGTTGCTGGTAACCCAACCTTCGATATTGCTGCTACCTACGTAGGTCAGACTTCTATCACTACCTTGGGCACAATCGGTACAGGTACATGGAATGGTACTGCAATCGGTCCAACTTTTGGCGGTACGGGGCTAACTTCATATACAACTGGTGATTTACCATACGCTTCTGCTACGAATACACTAGCTAAGTTGGCTATAGGCTCAACTGGCCAGGTATTAAAAGTGTCTGGCGGTGTGCCGTCGTGGGGCAGCGCTACTCCTACGGTAACTAGAGCGTACCTGACAGGTTCTACCGCATCTGTTATAGACCTTGACTCGGGCACAGCAGTAACTGACTTAGATGGTGCTAATATAACATTTACAGTACCTACCGACCTAGATCTAGTGTTTGTAGTACGCAATGGTGTGCTTCTTTCTAGGTCTGGAACCGTATCGAGAGACTACACTTTGGTATCAGCTACTGGCGTCTTGACTTTAGCTACTGCACTTACTGCAGAAGAAAATTTAATGGTTTACAAATTCTCATAATATGGCAACTCAGATTACCGCAAAACAAATTGGAACTACGGGGGCTAGTACCGGGGATGTACTTACATTTAACGGTACAAACTATGCTCCAGCAGCTCCTAGCGGCGGTGGAAGTTCCTCAGGTATTTCTGGAGCCGTACAATTTTCGGGTGGCTCTGGAACTTTCAGCTCCGACGCTACTAATTTTTTCTTTAATAACACCACTAACCAACTCCAATTAAACGGGGGTACTACTTATGGTTTATTGATCGCAGGGAACACAACGGGGGCAATTGATGCCTCCGCTGCTTCCTCTGTTACAGGTGCGTTTAATGCGTTAAGATCTAATACTAATGCTACAGGTTCAGTAGGTATAACTCTTAATAATACTAATAACTCTAGCGGCACAGCGCACAGTAAGGTAACTCTTTCTACTCTAACAGGTGGCGGTGATCCCTTTATTGGACTGGCTATATCTGAAGTTGGCTATGTAGTTGGGATTGACAATACATCCGATAAGCTTCTTATTGGTGTAGGTATAGACCCGTCTACAATGACTACCACCAATATCACCTTAACAGGTGAGTCAATGGGTGTCATGCAAACTAGTCCAACTGCCAAACTTCATTTAGGGGCCGGTACAGCTTCTGCCAGTGGCGCTCCTCTCAAATTAACGTCTGGAATCGCACTCACCACTCCCGAGGATGGTGCTGTGGAGTATCACGGATCCCACCTGTACTTTACGATTGGATCCACTAGATACCAGCTAGATCAGCAAGGTTCTACATCTATCGCCTTCAACGGCCTGTCCGATGCAACCGCCAACGATACATTAAATAATGCGGCATTTACACAGTCCTGGGCATGGAACTCTATTACTACGGCAAACGCACTTACCATGTCTAGTTCCAGTATAACGGCTGGTTCTATATTGACTATTAATGGATCAAATAACTCATTAAACTCTACTGGAGGTCTGCTTTATGTTGTTAATAGTGGCACATCCACTTCTGGTACTGTTGCGAAGTTTGAAGCCAACAACAACGTTGGGGGTGCAGGTATGATCGTGCGAGCAAGTGGTAATATAGGCATAGGAACATTCACACCCACTTCGGTTCTCCATATAGGAGGTACTCCAAATGTTGCAAACCAGGGTGTAGGTGGAATGCTGCTTAGGATCGATGGTACAGCTGGTATCACAGATACTACAGGATCCAGTTTAATATCCCATGTAACCACAGCTACCATCACAGGTGCTACCTATTATGCTAACAGCACTGTAACCTACACCGACTGCACGTCTTTGTATATATCAGGACCACCTAGTGCGGGTACAAACGTGACCATCACGAACCCCTGGGCCCTCTATATAAATGACGGAAAGAACTACTTTAACGCTACAGTATCCGCAACGAACTCAGTCACGGATAGACTTATAATCGACGTCAACTCTAGCGGAACGGCTGCTGCTGGATTTGGGGGTGCCGTATTATTCCGGGGAGAGACATCTACCACAAATAGTACCGACCAAACTAGAATTTCTAGTATATGGTCCACTGCTACACACGCCGGTAGACAATCGGCGATATTATTCAGTACAGTAACCAATGCAGGAGCATTAACTGAGCTGGTCCGTATGGATGGTAAGTTCATGGCTGTAACGGGTCAATATTACTCTGCGAGGTATGCACTCACTGATGGAGCCACGATTGCTTTGGACTGGAACAACTCCAATGTACAATCGGTTACCTTAGCAGGCAACCGTACTTTTACCTTCGCCAATCCAAAGGACGGCGGTAGATACCTTATAGCCCTTAAGCAGGACGCTACTGGATCAAGAACCGTTACCTGGCCCACTATAACCTGGGCCGGAGGTAGCGCCCCTACACTGACCACAACCGCTAACAAGACCGACCTTATCACACTGGTTTACCTGAATGGTGTGTACTACGGAAACATCGATAAAAACTACTAATAGATTATGAAATACAGATATTCAGACATACCTACTATTAAGTACGAAGGGATTGAATTTTATGCCATATTCAACGAAGGTGCTCAGATAGTCGGTTACAGTCAATCAACCAGGATCATACCAGACAAAGTTGAGATAGATAGCGATCGAACGCTTTACCTATTCGATGCCTGTACCGTAATAAGCGGTACGCTGCTGGGAGGCGTTCTTCGAGGCGGTGAAATAAACGGCGGTATTGTAGCAGGTGGTGAAATAAACGGCGGGAACATTGTCGGTGGTCAGTTTATTAACGGGATATGGAACTCCGGCGTACTTATAAATGGTGTCATAAGAGGGGGAGAATTTAACGGACCTACTATCTACAATGGTGAATTCTGGGGCGGGACCTTCAATAAGGTGACAATCTATGATGGGGTCTGGAACGGAGGTATTTACGACGAAACTCCCCTGCAGATACAAACCAAAGAGATGTTCTGTTTCATACAATTTCCTCACGGGACTACACCGTATGTCCTATCCATGGGGTGCGAGGCTGCATTTCTGGATGAGTTCGATGTTCTTGATATTAAAAATCGCCACGGGTTCAGTGATGAGATGTATAATGAGTACGTACTTTACGAGAAGGTGTACAAACAAAAATATCAAGCATAATGGCGATTGCAACACTTAGGCCTAGTAATACAGGGACAGTACTTTCCGGCTATGCCGCATTAGGGGCTAACGGAGCAGCCAGCACATATTTATGTATCAAAGAAGCGTCTGCAGATGAGGACACTACCTATGCCTCCAAGAATGGAGATACAACGGGTGGAGAGCGGTATCCTATAGACGCCAATTCAATCGGTGCATCAGATACTATAAGCTCTGTAAAAGTCTACTACAGAGTAAAAGCAGTCAGCAGTAAAGTAGGATACTCTGGTTGGGCTGCCGTTATCCACACAGGCGGCACTACTACAGTAGGAACATTCAATACACCGGGGACCTCTGTTTACACAACATACAGCCAGGAATGGACAACCAAACCAGGGGGCGGCAGCTGGACTAAGTCGGATATCGATAGTTTACAAATAGGAATAGCGAATGACGACAATGCCCCAGACACTACTAAATGCACACAGCTTTATGTAGAAGTTACCTATACCGCAAGCGGAGGTAGATCTGCTGTTCCAATATTAATTGCAGGAGATTAACTTTTATTTGTAATTCTATATTGCCATTATCGGCAAACTTTATAAACATTTTAATAAAACATTAAAGACAATGAAACCAACACCAACAAAAGAAATCAAGCTGAACCAAAAACTCGTAGAAACGGTTACTGCATTAGATTTAGAAATCAAACAACTTCAAAGCCAAATCAAAGCTAAATCAGATTCATTTTCCAGTCTTATACACAAGCCATAGGAATTCAAGTAGCCACAGCGTTAACTAATACCGGCACCACAGTATTAAATAATTGCTCATTTGGACAAACTAACGCTCATCAATCATTTGATGTAAATATAGGCGCAACTATATTATACCCAGTCATATTTAATAACTGTACTCTAGCTTCTACACTTGAGTTTAATACTACGGCGTTTTCTAACATAGATGAACTTTGTTATGTAGGACTAGTGAATTTAGATGCAACTCCGGGTAACAATAGAATGTACATTAGACAGGGTATCGTATCTTCTGATACTACTATATTTAATACTGCTTCACCTTCAATAAGAATAACACCTAAGTCAGCTACAGTAGAGGCCAATACAAAGACGTTTACATTTAAAGTTCCTGTTAACAGTGGACAGACCTGCACACCTTCTGTGTACGTTAGAGAATCTGTTGTTGGTGATGGAACTGATTATAACGGAAACCCTATTAAACTATATCTTAAATCTAATGTAAATATCGGTATTACTACGGATACTCTTATAGACACTGCTACAGGAGCTGCAGTCGGTGCTTGGGAACAACTAACAGGCACAACCTCTGCCGCATCTAGTGATGGTGTAATGGAGTTTTACTTAACCTGTGATGGTACAACAGGCTGAATTAATATTGATGACTTTACTGCAACCGTAGCTTAATATGAAATATTGAATAGGTGGCATTCCATTTACAGGAATTGAAATAACGATAAACAATCCCGGTGTAACAAAATACTGAGAGACAGGTAGAGTGTACGGTAATATATTTCCAGGATCTGGGATACCGCCTGCGCCGAACCCCTCAAACTTCTTAATCTGATTCTTCTAATGATACTTACTCCAAATGCGTCCTGTACCCAGATAGTAGTACAATCCGATGCTTTCTCTCTTACTAACACAAGTAACGAATTAGTTGTTACTATAAATAATTCGCAAGAAATTACTGTTACTCCAACAGCTTCAGCAACTTCATACACTATTACCGCAGGTGCGCTTTCTCTGGAAGAATTGCCTAGCGGTGTGTACTCAATAAAGTTGACTTCTGTTAGGAACGACACTACAGTCAAAACAGATCTAGGATGCGCTACCTTACTGTGTGCCTATATGTGCGATGAAGACAGGCTAAATTTATATACTAGCACAGATAACATAGAAAAAATACTTGCCTTTGAGGGGCTAGTCAATTTTCAGAGTTGTGTTTCGTGCTCATGTGACTTAGCTAATATTCTACACGATGCTTACTTAAACAATCAATCTACAAATGCTGGATCTTGCTCATGTAAATAAATTAAGATGTAACTTTGTTAACGACGTTGTAGAGTATTTTAAATGTAAAAAGTACTCCTTGTCGTGTTGCATCGACACTGCTACTGAATCTTTCGTTAATTTTAAGCTGGCATCAAACTACGAGTGTCCTATTGAAATAGAACAAGAATGTAGGTTAGTTAACATAGAATCCACAGCAGAAGTGGTGGAATGCAATTCCCAAAGCTTTGTTTGCTCGCTACAGGCCAGTGTAAAGATATCTTCTGAAGTCGAAGAAATAACGTACACGACTACGGTGGAAAACAAATCAAACCAATCTTCTTTCCCCGTGGTAGAGATCGGGAATGGGCTGTATCCAAAAGCTTCAGTAAATATTGTTACTAGAGACAATTACGGAAACGTGTTCGATACACATACAGTTACATCCGGAACTTTGAAAGTGGGAGGATTTCCTAGCACAAGCACAGACTACGATCTTGGTGGTTCTATAATTCTTAAAACTGGCAACGGGCTATCTGGAATAGCAGGAGCATACATACAAACAGTCCGGCTGTACAGAACGGATTCAAATGGTGTCTTTAACAACAATCAATGGGTAGATATAGATGTATCCCCCACTTCTCCGTACCTAACAACTTCTTGAGTGATTTCAGCGCCGGATTTGTACTTGTCTTCTCCTAACTGGGCAACTGCTTTTAACAAAATACTACAGAACGCGGCCTTTACATTAACTGGCAGTATAGATCACATAAAACCTGAATGTTCTGTGTCCTCATTAGGAGCTCTTGAGATAAAGACTAGAATAAATCATAACCCTTCTGGATATTGGTGAGGGTTATATCAGAACGATTTTAAAGTAGTGTATTTTGATGGTACAAAATCTTTAACTCTTAATAGTTCATTCCCACCTTTTGTAAGTTCGAAGGAAGGTTACTTCTATCATACATACAATTTAGCTCTGCCCACAGGAACGGTAGCACTGGAAATACCTAATACCCAAGTCACATTTCCGTTAGCTACTGCAGCTAAGTTTAATGTAATGCTCCCAGCAAGTAATTACGCGACTCCTTCTATCAGCCTTTCCGGTACTACGACTACCGTGGATAACAAAGTAACCCTAAGGGGCGCTCCTATCACCACGCAAGCTTATTCGTCTAGATGGTTAAATCCATCTAATGTGCAGATAGCTACTACTGACGCGGTAGTACTACACAACCCCGTATCAGGTACCTACACGTACGAGCTAACATTAGCCTCTGGATGCGTGATAACGAAAACGATAACAATATAACCACCGCCCTGCTCCCATAAAAGGGGGCGGGGTTTTTTATTATGCAAATAACCATACAGAGACCCATTATATCTAACAGTACTACCACGATATCAAGATTGTACATAAACGATGTTTATTTCTGTGATTGTTTAGAAGACACGGATCGTAACCTAAAGCAGACAGATTCTTTGGCCCAAATTGCTTCTGTTAAGATAAAACACAAGACAGCCATACCATACGGCACCTATCAGTTGGTGCTATCTTTTTCTGAACGCTTTCAAAAATATTTACCAGAGTTACTACATGTACCAGGCTTTTCAGGTATCAGAATACACCCAGGAAATACTGCCGCAGATTCAAGTGGGTGCATATTACCTGGAGTACGTGAGTTTGACAGAGTAGTTAATTCTCGCGTAACAATGACTAAGTTGATGAAAAGTATAGAGTCAGTTATCAAGAAAGAAAAGATATGAGTAAGTATAATACCAACTACGATTGACAACCATACATTATAGTACGATGAACATATAATTAGTATCTTTATAACATGAAACTGAAAGAGCATTTATTTGCTATACGAGATCTAATTAGTAGAGGGCCGGCTACTGATGATAGTAACATATCACTTAGATTGATAGCACATTACTTAAACACGGCCAGGGCTTTACTTACAGAGCAAAAAGCAGACAAATACACGTACATATCGGAACAGTCCTTCCAATCTCTTTGTGTTCCAATGGAACTAGGTTCTTTTCACAATTGCTGTGATTACCCAGGAGCGGGCTGCAAGGTATTGAAAAGTGTAGCTGCATTACCTAAATTTCTGAATACCAGATGGGGCGATTTCGCCAAAGTAATGACGCTGACGGGGGAAGTAATTTCAAAGGGTTCCCCGACAACTAATAAATATGCCGCATATACACTTAGCAACAACCCCGCAAAAGCGGCTTGATTTATCCACGATAATCATCTATTCGTATTGAATAACACTTTTTTAGAAGTGGTTCTCCTGAATTCTTTGTTTGATGATCCTACGATTATACAAGCTATGAACTGTTCTACGAACACAGGCGAAACATGCGCGGATTGGTGAGATTCTGAATACCCAATAGATCCAGATTTAGTAGCACCCGCATATCAAATGGTAGTGCAATTCTTTGCTACCGGTACAAAATTTCCAGCAAATGACGGTTCAAACGACGCTCAAGACTCGCAGTCGGCTAGTTAGCCACGTAGACATGTATAAAACATTTCAATACAAAGATGAAGTATCTAATATAGAATTTAGATACATCCTTAAGTATTTTAATAACCTTTTACGTAAGTCTTTAATATACGAGGGGAAGATATATACTTTACCATACATGATGGGGGCTCTTGGTGTTCTATCTAGAAAACCCACTAAATGGAAGATATTTGATTACCAGCACTATAAGGAAACAGGCGACAAAGTACCTAGGTTGAATTTACATTCATCAGAACTAACTGCGGCAATAAGACGTATCCCCCCGCAAGGAGCCGCGGCTAAAGATACCGTGAAATTTACAATTTACGCGAGCAAATTTGATGGTTGTCGAGGGCTTAATAGAGAACTGTCAAGGGCCATTAAAAACGAAAACACAATAAGATTATACACAGAATATGCACTACGCCAGCATTAAAAGTGTTTTAGCCCAGATAGCGCTAATACTAAACGATAGGTACTGGAATGAGACAACTGTACTGGAGCACGCTACAGTAGCTCTACGAGCACTGAACTTGGAAAGTAAATTACACCCCAAGGTAGCAACATTAGAAGTCGTTGCCCATAAGGCCGAACTGCCAAAGGATTTTAAGTATTTAATACAAGCAGCTTACAATAAAGGCACATCGACTTCAACTGCTTGGGAACCTTTGAGGTTAACTACAAATCCTTATCATAACTCAATTTGTTCGGATCTAACTATAACTAGATGTGATAATTGTGCTAATGAATTTTCTATTGACCCTAGTGGGGTAATCACAACTACCCTAGACGAGGGGACCTTATTGGTAGCTTACTTAGGATATCCGGTAGATTCCGATGGATATGCGTTGATACCCGATGACGAGAACGTAAAAGAAGCGATACAACATTTTGTATTGTACAAATATTGGCTTCAAAAGGATATGATGAAAGAAGACGGGGCTGAAAAACGTATGAAATTCCACCTACAGATGTGGGGTACGTTGTCCAAAAAAGCTTTATCTTTGAATCTTCCAGATATCGCTGCTATGGAAAATATTAAGAACATTCATAATAGGCTTGTTCCGAGAACGAATAGATTTGAACAGCTTTTCCAATCTCTAGGAGATAGAGAAAACATAAGATTTTAATGGCAAACTCTTTTACTAAAGGGATGAACCAAGACGTTCATCCTAAATATCAGCAAGAGGGAACTTACAGATTCGCGTTAAATGCGGTTCTAGAGACCTCAGTTGGTGAGTTTCCTGGAATATCCAACGAGCTGGGTAATGTAGAATGTGCTACTGATTTTCCTACTTCTAAAAAAGTAATAGGACACGTCCAAGCTGTGGACGACGAAGTGGTTTTGTTTTTATTTGACTCTGCGGTTAGTAATCCTAAACACGAGATAGGTATATTTAATGCTACTAAGTGTTCGTATACAACTATAGCGAAAGGGAATTGTTTAAATTTCTCCGATAAATATCCTATTAACGCCTTGTTCAAAGTTAGAAATGGTTGTGAGTGGGTAGTATATTTCACGGACGCAAAAAATGAGTACAGAATTTTTAATCTCACAGATACATCCTACACGGTAAACCCCAGCACAAAAGAAATTATATCCTGCGAACGATTAAAATATTCTAGAGATTTTAGAATTCCTTGTATTACCACTAGGCTACAAACTAATAACTCGGGGGTACTAGACTCAAACGGAGCGTTAATGGTAGGCACTTATGCCTTTGCTGTTAGATATTTGGACAAAGAGTTCAACCCTACGGATTGGATCTGGATAACTAGGTCGATAGCCATAGGGGACGAACCTTATAAGTTAACCTCTTCGCAACAATCCGTAGCTTATTATGATGGAGCTTCAAACAATCCTACGTCCCCATTTTACTCACCACCAACCAACAAGTCAATTTCATTAAGTATAACTAACCTAGATTTAGATTTTACCTATTACCAGATCGCTGTTATTAAAAGAACCAGCGACGATGGCAGTATTAGTGGTGTGGATGTACTGACTCCTGTGCCCATAACAGCATCAACGGATAATAACTTTGTTTATACTGGGTTAGATTCTCAAGTGTACTACACTACTACTATAGAAGAGATATTTGCTGAGCGACAGCGTTTAGAGAAAGTTGTAGCACACGCGCAAAATAATCAAAAATTGTTTGTAGCTAACGTGGAGAATACGAGCATAGATTACTCCGCATTTCAGCGCGCAGCTTCTGCTACTAAAGTAGAGTGGGTCAAAACTGCCTTTAACTTATTCCACGATAATGGAGTAAAGAAAGGTGAGTACTATTTGGATAAAGCCACATTTATGGATGGAGAAATTTATCCTCTAGGGGTTGTATTTATTTTTAGCAACGGGCAGAAATCCCCTGTCTTCCATATACCGGGAAGGGCTCCCGACACTGTAACTGGCTACAATGATTACTTGTCCGCTAGCTTAGATTTCTCCGGAACTGCTACAGATGGATTAGCGTGGGATACAGCAAACCTGACTACACCTGGAGCAATATCCATGGGCACTCTGTTTAATACAGGTAAGAAAGCTAGGTGGCAAAATATGTCGACAGCAACTACGTACAATGTGTCTTCTAACGAAGGTCTGATGGGTTATCACGAAACGACAACCAAATATCCGAATATAACTACTTGTGACAATCACCCAGATGGGTATTGGGGTAGAGACTGGCAGGGTAATCTGATACAAGGAGGCGTCACAAAAATAAGGCACCACAAGATGCCTGGCCCAGAGCTCAGCACATCTAGTTTTGCGTCCAGAACAGGTATCAAGTTTTCTAACTTGGTGTATCCTAACAGCGATGTAATAGGGCATATATTCGTTTATGGTTCTAGGGAAAGGGAACGTACTGTTTTGTATAGAGGTGCATTAGTCCCGCTCTACAATGGTACTGATGACACTATGGAATATGACGTAAGTCGTACGTATAAGTTTACCGAAGGATGGCCAGCAGTATCTTCTCCGTTGTACCAGAAGACTTATGCGTTCATCACTCCACAACACCAAATAGATTCTACATATCGAGATGGAGTTTATTTTAAGTTGGACTACATGAACATCTCTACAGTAGGATCTACTTCCAGAGATAATGCTTCTACTGCAGGCGGTGACGCTTACCATATTGATGCTTACGACACCGACATAGACAATTTTGATACTTCTATTTTTATCCCTACTATAGTTAGACCCACTACAAAAAAACTAAACTACAAAGTAGATTTTAGTGCTTTTCTACCTAAGTCGTACCCAGGTCAGCAGATAGGTAACAGTGTAAGAAACTCCGCCATATCTAAGACCATTTTTAATAATTCCATCAACACTAATATACAAGTTCTTACTCTAGACACAGAATTAAAAGAACTGCAGGATGGAGATTTTCACACAGTTGGTCGGTGTGTGCCAGGCGGTGCACTAATGGCTGATGTCGATGTCTTTAATAATTTGTTTAACATAGATTATGTGCCAGCAGTCAATTGTGTTTTGACACAGGGCGAAATACCTGCGGTATTCACGACGTACGCTGGGGACACATTTCTGTCTTTCTTTAACTTTACTGAATTTGAATATTCACAGACTGCTGGAGGGCACAAAGATATTGCAGCAAGTTTTACCACAACACTGTTTCCAGATTCCGATTACAATGTGGAGTTCAGACACGGCTCTAAGAAAGAGAAGAAATATTCCTACTGGCAGCCTTCTTACACACTAGATCATAAAGATGTTAGGAACTATATAGGTTCTAAATACTATGAAGAGTCAGATAATGTAATGTCAATCTACGCGGAAAGTTACGATTATAACAAATCATATTCCTATATAAATTCTATAAACGTATTTAGACCTATAGCATTCAACCACGAGATGTGTAATGCTTGCCTAGAGAAATTTCCATTTAGAATATATTACTCGCAAACTGATTCACAAGAAACTTCGGAAGATAAGTATAGAATAATATACACTAATAATTATCGAGACTTAGAGGGTTCGAAAGGTGAGATCACGGATCTGTTTATTAATTTCGAACAATTGTATGCGACAACTCCAGCCACCATATACCATATACCAACAAGACCTCAAGTCATCAAGACAGAAGGGGTGAACACATATCTCGGAACTGGTGAAGCACTTTCCATACCGCCCGTACAACTTAAATCGACGGAATACTCGTTCGGAGGAAATCAACACTTTAAATCTAGAGTTGGAACAGAGTACGGGACGTTCTACGTCGATGCGACTTCTAAACGCCCAATTCTGCTTACCAATCAAATCGAAGATATTTCCTTAGATGGAATGCGCAATTTCTGGCAGAATAGTGGGGGAATAGAGTTACATAAACAGTTCGAGTTACTAACTGGGCAGAAATATCCGTTTAAGGGGGTTACACATAAGGCAGGAGCAGGGTTTATTTCTACTTACGATCCTAGGTACAAGCGTATACTGGTACATAAAAGAGATTTTAAGATTCTTCCTGATTGGGAAGGTGTGTTCCAGTACTATCCTACCACAACAGATACGACAGTAGGCGGTCCCAGTACCGATGGTGTTTTGTGGTTCAATGGATTTTCCTACTATTATAATAAAGCGGGAACTCCACGAAAAGTCTTTTTGGAAGATGTGGCTTACTTTGAGAATAAGTCTTTCACATTGTCATACTCTTTCGTCACGAAAAGCTGGGTATCTTTTCACTCCTATTTACCCTACTACATGTTTAACACGAGTAATGATTATTTCTCTGTTAATCACTACGATACATACTATAGTAACATTTACGTACATAACGTAGAACCTTTCCAAACATATTATAACACAAAATATCCGCATATAGTCGATTTTATAGCGAACAATAATCCACTAAATGTTCAGACAAACCAATCTATCGTGTATACCTCGAAGGCAACTATGCTAGATCACAATACCTCTGAACACGTCGAACGTCCAATAACCTACACGGGAGCTACTATATATAATAGTAAGCAGTCGAACGGGTTAAATAGATTGATAATAAAAGACGATAATTTCCAAAGCGACATGGCCAACGACACCATGCTCGTAACAAAGGTGGAGAATCAATGGAGATTTAATGATATGTGGGACTTAAGTATTGATCCATACCAGCCTATATGGGATTCATCCTGGGCAGGAATTCAGTCTAGTCCTTTCTCGTATATAGACAAAGTGCCTAACCAATCCAATATTGATTACGATAAATCTATGTTTGATTTAGCGAGATTCAGAGACCATTACTTAGGAGTACGGTTAGAATACTTCGCGCCTGAAAACGTAAAGATCACTACGGACTTAGTGACAACAATGGTGTCCAATAAAAATAGATAATGAAAAAGAAACACGCAAAATCATGCGCGACAGGCGGAGCTATGGACGCCTCGGCACTTCTCGGATTATTGGGCCCAACATTGGGTGCTGTTAATCCCTTACTAGGCGTAGTCCCACAACTGATGCAACAGTACGCAAATCAGCAAAAACAAAACGCAGTGGTAGTATCAGCTACTCCAGGCAACTACGCTGATGGTGGGCCAATTGAACCTAGTGAAGTAAGAAAATTCACTTCCGACAAACTAAAAGCAGTGCAGTTGGACTTAAAAAGTAAGGGGCTTTACAAAGGAAAGATTGACGGTATATATGGGCCGTTGACTGAAAAAGCTATAGCTGGGTATAACAGAACAGCACAGGGAATACAAGGACCGGAGTTTACCGTTATTAGTTCTAATAAGAAAGATAAGTTAACCACGTTAGCTGCTATAGCAAAAGCTGAAGACGAACAAGATAAAGCTATCTATCCTATATGGGAAAAATCAAATAAGCCTAACATAGTTGCTGGCGGGTATAAGGCAGATTTTATACCGAATTATAATCCTCTTACAAACACGATAAATCTGCCGCTAGACCCTATGGCGAACATAGAAAAGTTAGCAAAAGCTGGTAACAAAAAAGCTAAGACACTTGTAGAGTTTGCCGCTGCCGATAACGAAAAAATGAAAAGTTATGATACTGATAAGTTAGATAAAGATTTCGAAGATTTAAAAGCATCCTACACAAAGGATTCCCCGGTAGATCCCACCTCTTTAATAGCAGAACTTGCTCACGGATATCAACGTAGAACTGGAAGGCTTACAACGGAGCGTGGAGTTTATGACTGAGTTAGATCTCCTTATGTATCCAGAGATAGTCAACTTAACCAATACAAAATACCTGGCTCTCTTGAACATGAAGCGCATTCAATTATACAGCCTAAATTGGATAAGATGGCGAGTAAGGGTGTTATGAATTACAAAGTTCAAGGGTACGCTACTGGCGGGGATATTGATTTATCTTCTAACTCTTTTCAGGTAAAAGGAAATCCTAACGTAACTGATGGTAACTATTACCCGGAATACAATGCCAATCTAGATCATAATGAAGTAGTAAAGGATGCGTTCGTATATTCAAATAAATTAAAGGTGGGTGGCGTATCTTTCGCCCAACATGCGAAGAAAATAGAACAATCCACAGGCAAGGCGGAGAAAATGCTGAAGATAAACCCCCACGACGAGACCGCTAAGAATACTATAAAGATGAATGAGCAAAAAGCTCAGAGTTTAGCTACAGCACAAGAAACGTTAGCATCGATGAAAGGTTTAAGAAACCCATCAAGAAACTTCGCCACTGGCGGGGATACAGGTGGTCCACAGTATGTTTCAGTACCAACTTTTGGCATGGGTCTGGAAAAATTTTATGATCCTGCTACCGATAAGTTTTATAATAGGGTACCCATTATAGGTAACTACGTAGAAGCTCCATACGATTCTACCTTTGCTGCTTCGTATAAACAAAAAAATCCACAAGCCATACAAGCATCTACAGCTCCAGTAGAAAATAGTTTACTTCCAGGCAATGCTCCAGGTCCAGCTAACTGGTCTGTGCCAACTGTTAATAGAACTAGAGACGCTAAAAAAGTCGGTACTCCTGCCAATAAATCGGCTCTACCTAATGGCCCGGTAAACCCTAACTACAAGGACCCGCAGATGGAGTACTGGATGAATTTTGGCAAAGAGCAGGTTAACAAGTACAACGTAGATCCTCTACAACCTTTAAACATGCTAAACAGAAGCACCCCTGTGATGGGGCCTACACAAGATGGGCAACCCTCTGTGCTATCATCCCCAGTGCAGGTAGCTTCGTCCAACCCGGCAGGTTTGCCAGAAATACCTACAGTAGGTGCTACGTCTGCACCAGTAGCTCAAAATGCGAGTGGTAATTATAACCAATGGGCTACCGGCGATTATTTACAAGCTGCTAAAGTATTATCAGGATTCGGCCAACTTGTCGGTGGAGTAGAAAAGGAGAAGCCTAACTATGATACCACAAACATATCCCAAGCAGTTTACGATCCTTCTAATGCGCTCTACCAAAATCAACGCAATTACAAAGATGCGATCAATGGGTTTGATGGTCCTAGTATCAACACTAGACGTGCATACGCCAACGCGCAGTACGCTAATAAGTTAGGGCAAGATAACGCGGTAACAGCGCAATATCAACAAATGAATCAACAGGGTAAACAACAATACGAACAACGTACAGCCGATCAGCGTAGGTATAACGTGGGACAAACAACCTACACCAATGACATCAACGCTAGAAACAGGTCAGCCTATAAAGAAGCAGTAGATGCGGCCTTTACCGGGTTATCTAACTTCGGCGTAGGGTTAAATGGTAAACAACAAGCTGGCGATGTGTTAAACATATTGAAAACACAGTATCCAGATGTTTGGGCTAAAATTTACGGAGGACTTAAGTAATGGTAAACAGATATTACAAACAAGATCCATACAGGGGTGATCTATACAAACCACCAGTCGAATTTATAGCTAGTGCTTTGCAGATGGCTCAAAAACAGTACGATACAAATTATGTTGCTGCCCAAGAGCTAAAGAATAAATATGCGACCACCTTGCCACAAGACAGGGCTAGGGCAAATGAGATACAGACCCAATTTGAGTCTAAGGTAGATGATGTGGTAAGTAAGTTCGGATACGATTCTGGAGCGGCCACCAAAGAGTTGTATAAACTACAGAACGAACTCGCTAAAGCTTATGGCCCCGGCGGAGAAGTTGGCGCTATGGTTCAGAACTATTCAACTGTACAAGACTCTTTAAAAAGAGAACGAGAGAGGCTAGCTAAAGGCGAAATTAACCAAGCTCAACTAGCCTTGCTGCAGAATCATTACCAGACCTTTGAGGGTACTAAGTTAGATCCCACTACAGGCACATACAAGCAAGCACCGGTAACAGATTTAGCGCAGTACGTAGACGACTCGAAAATATTTGAGGAGGTACTAACAAAAGTAAAACCACGTACCATTGAACGCGCTTATAAAACTGGTCGTAAGGTTGATGGGCAGTGAGAATACGCCACTAGGAAAGAGCAGACAATTGATCCTGCGGAAGTAAGGGCGGCCTTTGCCCAAGCATTGGGTGGAGACGATAAATTTCGTGCTTACGTTTCTCAAATGAGCAATCTAAGCGGAGCCAATATGCCGTATGAAGATGTCGTTAACGCCATTATAGACAATTATGCACAAAGCACCATACCAGCTAGAACGGGCGTAATGGAAGATTCCTTCAAGCTGGATTATAAAGATGATTGGAGAGATAAGGAAAATCTAAACTTCGCGCATCAAAAAGCTCTGGAAGCTTTGAGACAACGTAACAGATTAGCAACAATCAAGTACAAAGACCAACTAGATTCAGCCGCAGATTCTTCCACAGCTTCGTATCTTACATTGGCTAAAGCAGGAAACAATGTTTTCAAACCACTAGAACTTACAGAAAAAGTAGATAGCCAGGGTAACAAATTAGATTGGCGTCAAACAGCTTGGTGGGTAGGTGGAAAGCAAAAACCAATAAACGTAGACGAAGTTATAAGATCTGGCAGAGAAGGGGTTAATATACCACTACTAGATTCTATAAGAAAAGCTAATCCAACTATGCCTAGCTCTGACGTGGTCAGGTTGTACAACGACAGAATAACTCAAGACCAAAACCACTCTCGTATAGATTATAATAGGTATGAGACTACGGGAGCTCAAAAAGAAGATTTCCAAAGACTAATACCTGAATTACTTCAAGGTAACAGAGAAATATACATGATAGACAGAGCTACTGGTAATGTAGCTCCTGTTACAGACCAAGAGCAGAAGATAGCGTTGGCAAGAGCGTGGGCTGATCCAAAAAGAAAAGACTTCGCAGCCATAGGAAAAACTTCCTCACATTCAGGACACGTACCAGTAGGTACTCTGCTACCTGATCCTTCTGGAGAAGGAAACTACTACGTGGTGAAAGAGAACAGATACGACATAATGAATCTGCAATCAGAAGTACTAGACAAAGCCTTCAAATTTATTCAAGATGACTCTAGGAGAGAGGGTGATGTTTTTGATCTCAATCTACCCAACGGTAAAAAACAGTCCTTAATAGGTCGTAAAGAATATGTGAACGGACAACAAGAGATAGTATACTACGGGGTAAACAGAACAGGTCCAAACAGTTACGCGGTCAATTATAATGACCCCCTAAAGAATGGGGATCGTTTAGTGTCAACAAAAGAACTCGAGGATACCATCCTATCGTTTTCAGACTTAAAGACACTTTACCCCCACAAAACCAAATCTCAAGTAGAGAGTGAATTTATATATAACGATTAATTATGCCAGATATTAGCAAACTTAGCTCCCCCATAAAGGAATTGAAAAATCCTATAACATATGACAGGGGGTCACATTACGGTTCTGCGGATACAGCGTTGGGTAGATACTTTGGTAACTACTATGACCGAGGTCTGTTGAATTATGAAAACCAGCAAGATGTACGGTACGCAAACCAAGGTACCTGGAATGCTCTAGGAAACTTTGCCGCCGATTTAGGAGTAAAGACTTTAAACGGAGTTCCCTCGATTGTTGGCAGTATTACGGGGTTTGCCGAAGGTAGCTACTCTGCTTTGACAGGAGGAAAATTCTCTGATGGATTTGACGATAACCCGTTTCTTAATCTGTCTAAATCTATATCTATGTGGGGTGACGAAGTGTTTCCTCATTTCCAGGAATCTAAATTTCAAGATAAGGGATTCTTGGATAAGCTCTTTTCGTCCCCAGGCCAACTAGCAACTGCTAATGTAGATAGTCTAGCCTTCATGGCCCAATCGCTAGGTCTTGCAGGCTTGTTGGCTAAGGCGCAAACAGGAGCTAGATTAGTTAATTCATTGGCAAAAGGCAAGGACTTCACTAGTGTGTTTTCTGAACTTGCAGCACCTAACTTGGCGAAGATAGCACAAGGAGTTGATGCGGTAACCCTCAATGCTTTTTTGACTACAAACGAGTCCGCGCTGGAAGCCGTAGATTCTAAACAATCCATTCAGGATACTTTGCACCGAGAAAGACTTGCAGGACTAAACAATTTATCGGATCAAGAGATAGAGGATGCGGCGAGTAATAGCGTTAACAATGTGTTTTGGCTCAACATGCTCACGAACGCAGCGGGTAATGCCTTCTTCAACAAACTAGTTGCGCCGTTGTTTTCTCCTAAGGCTATAGCTACGAGAGCTAATAAAATGGGGCTTAAACTGTTGACTGCTTCGGATGAAATGGTAGCGCCCAACAAGCTAACCGGATTCGAGAAGTTCTTGTTCGACGAAGGGCACACTGGGGGCATGTTCGCTAAATCTATAGCAGAGCAAATCATATCAGAAGGAGCTGAAGAAGATTTACAGTACTCTATACAGAAAGTAAATGACGCGCATAATACCGGCCGCAGTCTAGGACAATCCCTATATGACTACGCCAGTGATGTTATGATGCACGGTTTAGATTTTTCGGACAAGCAAAGGGCGGAAGCTACAGGTCTAGGCGCTCTTATGGGAGCTGGATCAACTGTGCTAGTTGAAGGCGGATCCATTATTCAAGGTAAGGGCAGCGCAGCTACGTACAGGGAAGAAAGAGAGAAAGCTATAGCAGAACTAAACAAAAGTTATACGGATTTCACCTCTACATCTCTAATTAGCAGAAATCCAGATAAGAAGGGTAAAGTTTACTCTAAAGAAGTTGACGGAGAAACCAAATACTTTGATGAATTAGACGGTAACCCGCAAGAGATCACAGAGAACACCGCCGCTAAAATACGTGAGCGTTACCAGGCAAACGATAATGGCGAATACACTATAAAAGGTGATTACCCCATTGAGAATGGTCAGGTGGTAAAAGATCCTGTCAAAGCTGCTGATTTCGCTAAATCCTTTAAAGTGCAAAGCGAGTTAGATGACTTGATCGAAGAAGAGGCCTCTAAACCAAACGCAGACGCACTGAAACTAGAAATGTACCAGCTAGAGAAATTAAATGACCTAGCGGTTACAGCCTTTAGAACAGGATCGGCCGATCTTCTAGTGCAGAAGTTAGAGAGTTACAAAAACTTATCGCCAGAAAATCTGCAAGCGGTTGGGGTATCAGATCCTACAGAGGTTAACGAGACGGTAGACAAATGGATACAACACGTACAGAAATTAGAAAAGAACTACTTAAGCACTGTAAATTCTATAATACCTGTAGTCTATTCAGACAAGGACAGAGCTTTGGTAAGAAATTTTAAAGACTATGCCGCTGAAATAGGAAACAGAGTGCTAAATCTAGATTACCTAATAAATAAACTAGATACGCAGATTTCAGATACCATTACCAATAGCAAGATTGACTCTACTAGATTGAACGAAATAGTCGATGTGTTCTCTAAAACAGAAGACGCCGAAACTTTGTTTCCATACAAGACCACAATGTGGGAACAAGAGGATGAATCTAATCTAGCAAACCTCGCTGTAAAAAGGAAGCAGTTGGCTGCTGCTCGCGAAGAACTTGGGGGAATTTATACTAAGATGCTTTCTCCTAAAAA